TGTCAATCGGGTCTGCAGACATCGTGACTGCAATTAACCTGCAAGCAGGTTCAGTTGGTGACATCATTACAGAAGCCGCTGTACCACAAGGTACAACTGCTGCCGACACCATTGACGTTGTTTCAACTGTCACTGGCACAGGTACTGCTGGTAAAGCACGTGTCTACGCACTTGTTGTAGACATGTCAGCCCCACGCACTGCTGATGAAGTAGATCGTGATACACTTGCCTAATTAGTTGAGGGGGCAGGGCAACTTGCCCCTTCACTTTTTTATTAAGGACATAACATGGCATATGATTTTCTTGGCTTAGTAAACGCAGTAAATAGAAGGCTGAATGAGGTAGAACTCAGTTCAGCTAATTTTGCAACAGCTACAGGTTTTTATTCACAAGCTAAAGATGCAGTCAATGCCTCTATTAGATATTTAAATCAGTCAGAATATTTCTGGCCTTTTAATCACAACACACAAGAAACAACTTTAGTTGCTAATCAAAGCCGTTATGCTTTTCCAGCTGACGCTAAAGTAATTAATTTTCAAACTTTTCGTATTAAAGAAAACACTTCACTTGGTAATGCAACAACTCGTTTAACAGAAATTGCATACGAAGATTATTTAGATAGATATGTAGAGCAAGAATATAGTGCATCTCTTGGACAAGGTGTACCAACACAAGTAGCGCAAACACCTAATTTACAATTTATTATGACACCAGAGCCAGATAAGGCATATGAACTGGTATATGAGTACTATAGTTTTCCAACAGACTTAGCTGTAGCAACAGATGTTCCAACAATCCCGGAACGGTTTCAACATATTATTGTAGATGGTGCTATGCACTATGGTTATCTATTTAGAGGTAACACTCAAGATGCGCTAGTTATGAAGGAAAAATTTGACGAAGGTATCAAGCATATGCGTTCACAGCTTATTAATAGAACACCATACGTAAGGTCGTATATGCTTACTGGTGCCACAGGTGGAGCAAGCACAGGCTTCGGTATTTAAGAGGCTATCACAATGGATGCATGGCAAACATATCCAGTTGAGTTTCGTGGTGGTCTAGTAACAAACCTTTCTCCTCTGCAGCAAGGTATTAACGCACCGGGTAGCGCACGAATACTACGTAACTTTGAACCTTCAGTAGAGGGTGGTTACAGACGTATTGAAGGATATGATAAATACGATAGTGCTATTATCCCACCTTATGGCGCACCAGTTGTACACGGGGATGGACAAAGCGGTACTACTCTTATACTTGCTGCCATACATACACAACCAGATGCCGGAGATGTTTTTTCTTTAGACGGTGGATTGGTAGCTGGTGCAGGTCAAATCGGAACATCATTAGATGTAGATGGATTAGATGTTGCGCCATCAGTTAATGATACATTTACTATTGATGGCGATGACACTATATACACTGTTACTGCTGCTACAGCTTTAGTCGGAACTGCGTCTACATTAACAATAGACCCGACACTTACTTTATCACCTGAAGATAACGCAGTTCTTAGTTTTAGATACACAGTTGCATCTGGCGGTGTAGTATATGATGCTACAAATAACAGGGCAACTCTTACCTTAGATCAAACTATTGTAGCTAATCCGTCAAATGCGGATAGTGTTACTTTTATAAGCACAACATCTAATTATCTAGCTATTGGTGTAGCTGCGTGGGAAGATAGTGCTATTGTTTCTAAAAATGCAGACATATTTAGAACAAACGGTTCCGGGTTTACTAAAATTAATGTTCCCGATTACGGAACGCCACTTGTAAATGGTGGTAGCCAAACTGGTAGTACTCTTATAATTGACGGTTTAGATTCTGCACCACAAGCAGGTGACGCATTTAAAATTAATGGCGTTGATTTAATTTATACAGTTACGGCAAACGCAACAGTAACGTCCGGTGGAACAACATTATCTATTGATCCAGCACTTGCAAGTAGTCCTGCAGACAATGCCGTAATTACTTTTTTATCTACAAGCAGAGAAGGTGCCAACAAAACAAAGTTTGCTAAATACAACTTTAATGGCACAGAAAAAATTGCAATTGTAGACGGTTTAAATGAACCCGCACTATACGATAATGCTACATTTACTGTACTGCTTGATGCACCAACAGAAGTTATAGGCGCAACATTTGTAACAGAAGTTAAGAACCATTTATTTTTTGCCAAAGGTTCTGTAATTACGTTTACTGCACCATATACAGATAATGATTTTTCTGTAGCAAATGGATCAGGCTCTATTAATGTAGGCGGCGTAATTACAGCACTAGCAGTATTCCGGCAACAGCTTATTATCTTTACTGAATCTAGTATTCACCAACTAACTGGCAATACAATTGCAGACTTTACACTTCAGCCAATTACAACAGATATTGGGTGTATTGATTCAGATACTGTGCAAGAAATTGCTGGTGACATTATGTTTCTTGGTCCAGACGGACTTAGACTATTAAGCGGTACAGATAGAATTGGCGACTTTGGACTAGCTTCTGTATCTAAAAGTATCCAAAGTGTTATGACAAGTTTTGTTGCTTCTAATACGTCTTTTACAAGTTGTGTCGTTAGAGAAAAATCACAGTATAGAATATTTGGATATAATAATAATATCACACAAGAAAATGCTCAAGGCGTTTTAGCTACGCAATTTGCGCCACAAGGCGGTGAAGGAATGGCTTGGGCAGAGACACGTGGAATACGTGCTTACGTAGCAGATAGTCATTATAATCAAAATGTAGAGTATGTTTTCTTTGCTAATAATGATGGTTACTTGTATCAAATGGAAAGTGGCAATTCGTTTGATGGTTTAAATATTAAAACCACATTTGCTACGCCACATTTGCCAATTAGTGATCCACGTAAACGTAAAACATTTTACAAATTGTTTTTGTACACTGACCCACAAGGTAGCGTTGCGTTTGATGTAAGTTTAAAGTTAGACTTTGATAGTCAGGGTACAATTCAACCGGCACCAATTAGCATCTTAAATACGCAAGGTACTGTTGGTTTCTTTGGTAGCGGTACATTTGGTGTTACAAGATTTGGTACGAAGCTACTTAAACTATTCCAAACACAAGTTGTTGGTTCAGGATTTACTGTGTCATTTCAATTTGAATCAGACGATCAAAACCCCCCTTATTCAATTGATGCGCTAACAGTTGAATACGGATTAAACGATAGAAAGTAGGAACTATGGGACAAGGCTACACTAGAAACGATACCATTAATAATATTGCTGATGGTAACATTATTAACGCCGCAGACTTTGATGGTGAATACGATGCCATTGAAGCAGCGTTTAACAGTAGCACAGGACACTCGCACGATGGTACGTCAGGCGAAGGTGGTCCTGTTACTGTGCTTGGACCTGCCCAAGACTTTGTAGCAAGTACCACAGAGATTAAACCTAAGACTACTAATACGCTAGACATTGGCACAAGTCTTCTTCAGTTTAAAGATTTATACTTAGCTGGCACGGCTAATCTTGTAGATGTAACTACCACTGGTGATGTAACGCTTACGGGTGCAGCTAATAATATTGTGTTTGATGCTAGTGACAACGCATTAGAGTTTGCTGACAACGCTAAAGCTGCTTTTGGTGATGCAACAACACCAGATTTACAAATCTATCACGATGGCACAGACAACTATATTGAATCCAATGCAGGTGAACTATATATACAGGGTGATGGTATTACACTCCGTAGCGATACTGACACCGAAACTTATGTTACAATGGATAAAGATGGTGCTGTAGCTTTATACTACGACAACAGTAAAAAGTTTGAGACAACAGCAACAGGTGTTGCTATTACAGGCAGTCTTGCACTAGACGGTATACACCTTGATGACAACGAAAAACTTACATTTGGTGATAGCGTTACACCTGACTTAGAAATATTCCATGACACTGTTAATAGTTACATTAGAGATAATGGAACTGGAAGTCTTAAACTAATGTCAGACCAAGTTGAGATTGTAAATGAAGCAAATACCCAATTTATGGCTGTATTTGATGAAGCTGGTCCCGTAAACTTATATCATAATGGTACTGCTAAATTCGCCACAGACGCAGATGGTGTAGATGTAGTAGGTCAGATTGATGTCAGTACAGATGTAAACTTAACAACAGATGGTAGTGCCATTAAACTTGGTGCAAGCGAGGAAGTAACACTTACACACGTGCATGACGTAGGTGTTCTGCTTGACGTAGAAAATGCTACAACTAATGGTGTCACAGACGTACTAAAGCTGCAAGCTAAAAGCACAGGTACACCTGCTGTTGGTATCGGTGTAGGCGTTGAGTTCTCAACTGAGACTGCAGCAAGCACAATCGAAACAGGTGGTGTAATTGAATCTGTAGCTACTGGCTTGACACCTACGGCTGAAGAGTTTGACATGGTATTTAAAACTATGTCAGCAGGTGCTACTGCTGCAGAACGCTTAAAGTTGAATGGTAGTGGTGCAACTATTGGTAACATCAATGTTGATGGCAATACTATTATCAGCACAGATACCAATGGTGATATTAACCTTTCACCTAATGGTGCAGGTACTGTAGTAGTTAATACTGATCTTGATATTGATAATATTAATATTAATGGTAATGCTATTACAAGCACAGATACAAACGGTAACATTGAAATTACACCAAATGGTACTGGCGAAGTTGACATTACTAAAGTAGATATTGCTGCTGGTGAAATTGATGGTACAGTAATAGGTGCTAACAGTGCGGCAGCAGGTACGTTTACTAATTTAACTGCCAGTACAGACTTAACACTTGCTAGTGGTGCGACTGTAACTGCTATTCTTGACGAAGACGACTTAACCTCTAACAGTGATACAGCACTTGCCACACAACAATCTATTAAAGCATATGTAGATGCTACAATTAGTGGTGGTTCATTTGGCAGTGGTATTACAAGTGGCGGTAACATTACTTTAGATGATGATGGCAACTCAAGCCCTAATGGTTATGCTATTGTATTTAAAGAAGCATCAGCTACATACACAACCACATTTAATAAAGTAACCCCAACAGACAATAGAATAATCTCATTGCCTGACGAAACAGGTACAGTATCTACACAGGCATTTGCAAACGGCGCAGCAGTTGCACTAGCCATTGCATTAGGATAATAAAAAGTACTTGACAAACCATTAGGAATATGGTATAATTAGTATACATTTGGAGTAGAATATGGCAAACGCTTTTTTATCAGAGACAGTAACAGCGGTAGGGACTACAACATCCCCTCGTACTGCAATATATACCTGTCCAGCAGACACAGAAACCACCATCATTGGTCTGAGTATCTCTAATATTGTAACATCACAGATTCTGGTAGACGTACAGCTTGATGCTTCAGCACGTACATCCGGCGCAGAATCTGCAGTGTTCCTTGTTAAAGAGGCTCCGGTTCCAGTTGGTGGTTCTTTAGTTGTGGTTGGTGGCGATCAAAAGGTAGTATTGGAACCCGGAGACGTTCTTCGTGTAAGTTCAGATACTGCATCATCTGCTGACGTTGTTCTCAGCCATCTTGACATTACATAAGGAATAAAGTATAATGCCTTATCTTGGTAATATACCAGCGATTAATTATAGTACAGTATCCTATCAGGATTTAACTGGCGGTACAGGGACTAGCTTTACCTTAGACCATGCCGCTGGTTCTGCTCAAGACATTGAAGTGTTTGTAAACAATGTTCGCCAAGAACCCGGCGTAGCCTACACTGTAGCTGGTACTGCATTGACAATGACTGGTAGCATTGTAGCTACTGACGATTTCTATGTCGTGTTCCAAAGCAAAGCCCAGCAGACTGTAACTCCGGGTGCTGGTACAATTACACAGGCAATGCTTTCACCTAGCCTATCTCTTGGCGCAG